TCAGAAGGTTGGGGGTTCGAGTCCCTTCGAGCGCACAGCACCACCGAACCGGCTATCGCCCTCGGTCCCGCCATCGGGACCGGGGGCGTTTTCCGTTTCCACGCCCGTCGTCAGCCAGTCGAACGGCGCGCCCGTCCGCAGCGCGAAGAGGCGCATGTGCGCGAGGCGCGGCTCAGACGTCCCGTTGATCCACGCGCTAACCGAATTGCGCGACACACCCAGGTATTCGGCCATCTCGTTGTTGCTCACGCCGGAGGACCGGAGCGCCTTCCGCATCCGGTCGGCTAGGTCCCATTCGAGCGCGAGATGCGCTGCCTGCTGTTCTGCCATGCACTGAGCATTGCACAGCGCGCGCCGTGATGCATAGAGCGTTGCGCGTGTCCTAGGCGACCTATCAGAACACGGTTCTGGGCCACGACACGCCGAACCGTGCAAATCCATGTTTGCAACGTTCTGTGCCTCAGACTCTCGACTGTGACTTTCCAAGTTGAGGCCGAGTGCCGCATCATCTGGCCCGGCCAGCTGATCGGTGCCGCTCAGGCGTGCGCAATTCTGCACATCGACCGATCAACCCTCAGCCGCCGCATCCGGGACGGCAAGCTCGTCCCGCTCGCCCAGCTGGACGGCCCGAACGGGGCGTTCGTGTTCGACCGGACTGACGTCGAGGGGCTGGCCCGTGTCCGTTGAGTCCATGACGATCGCGCTGCACCACTCGCGTGCGACCGGTGCGGTGAAGCTCGTCCTGCTCGGCATCGCCAACCACGACGGCGACGGCGGCGCGTGGCCATCGATCGCGACCCTGGCCAAGTACGCCGCCACGACCCCGCGGACCGTGCAGCGGTCGATTCAGCAACTGCAACGGCTGGGCGAGATTCGTCGCCATGTGAACGCCGGGGGAACGCACATGACGGCCGACTACATGCGCCCCAACCTGTACCAGTTCCTGCTCCGGTGCCCGCCGACCTGCGACCGGTCGAGCCGTCACCGCGTGCACGGTGAGACCGCTCCAGTGGTGCTCTTCGACCCCCCGACAGTGGCGTCGGGGGGTGACGCCCACGTCGGGGGGACCCCTGACGCTCACGTCGGGGGAGGGGCGACGCCAGCGTCACCCGAACCGTCCTTGAACCGTCAGATGAAAGATCAGGGTTCTACGAAACCAGCCACAGACGCGCGCGCAGCATCAAAGGGCCTGAACGAGTCGATCGTCCGGGACAAGTGCAAGCACTCGCCCCTCGGCTGGCACGACTGGAACGCATCGAGCTACTGCAACTTCTGCGGCTCCCGACGCGAGGACGCGCCGTCGTGACCCGCTCCGCCGTCTTTGGCTTCGCCCGCGACACCTGGCGAGCCCTCCGTGACGAGTTCGAGACCGTCCGCACGGCCGCCTACGAGCGGGCCGTCGATGAGACCAACGGCGCGCTGTTGAACGCACGCGGCCGCGCCAAGGGCGTCGATGCCTGGGATCTGTTCATCGGGCCAGCCGCCCGAGCGAACGCCTACGCGTCCGACGAGCTACGAGACCACTGGGCCAGGCACGGACGCCTGACCTTCGCCGAGTTCGAGCGCCAGGCGTTCGACCGACAGTCCTGGGAGGGCGTCGCATGACCAAGACCAAGACCACACGAGCGCGCTGGCGGATCGAGCGTGGCGGGACGCCTGGAGGACGGCTCCCGGGATGGTTCGCAGTCCTGACCGCTCACGACGGGTGCGTGGTCCGCTGCGCACACGTCCCGACCTTCGGCGCGGCATGGGCCGTCGTCGACCTTCACTCCACCGGAGAGGCCACAGCATGACCACCAAGACCCCCGCGCCCGTCGCCGTCCAGCTGATGGACTCGCAGGACGTCATCGTCACGAAGACCCACGACGTGGACGCCGCCCTGGAGGCCCTGCTGGACCTGTTCACGACCGAGTACGGCGACACCGACGACGAGGCCCTGGACCGCCTGCACCTGTACATCGTGAACGAGCCGACCCTGGAGTCCGGCCGGTGGGTGCGCTCGGGCAGCTACGAGGGCGAGCCCTGCCGACGCTGGAAGACGGCCGACCCGTCCGGCCGCGGCGTCACCCGCGCCGTCGTCTGGAGCGTCGACTGATGCGCCGCCGCGACTTGCTCGTCCCGCTCGCGTTCGTCGTGCTCGGGGTCGCCCTCGCAGCGCTCGTCGCCGCGCTGCTCGTCCTCGCCGCGGTGATGCGCTGATGGGCGCCGGGGACATGTCCAACGACCCGGCCGTGATCGCCGTGCTGGCGCTGCTGGCCATCGCAGCGCTCGCCTACCAGACCTGGAAGATGCGATGACCCGCCGCCTCGCCCTCGCTGCCGTCGTGACGACCAGCGCCCCCGAGGGTGGCCAGCGTGTCCTCGACTGGCGCACCGACCTGCTGACCGGCGGCGTGTCGACCGGGCTCGTGTACGACGATCTGGACCGGCCCGGCCTGAACATCGCCGACGAGTTGGACGGCGCTCTCTTCCGCGCCCGCGCCGGACAGGCCCACCAGGCGGCGACCGATGGGTAAGTACATGACCCCAGCCGAGGTCGCCGAGATGCTCGACGTGAAGCCCGACCGGCTGCGCAAGATGCGCGCAGCCGGTCGCGGCCCCGCGTTCGTGAAGGACGGCCGCCTGATCCGCTACCACCCGCGGGCCGTGGACGCCTGGCTCCGGGCCTGTGAGCGCGGAGGCCAGCGTGGGAGGGGCTAAGCGCGGCGGAAGCGCCTCAGCGGCCCTCACGCGGCGCGTCATCGAGGTCTACGGCGACGTCTGCTGGCTCCAGGGTCCCAAGTGCACCTACAAGGCCACGACCAAAGACCACGTGATCCCGTTCCACGAGGGCGGCTCCGACGACATGGACAACCTGCGCCCCGCGTGCCGCTCGTGCAACTCGTGGCGGCGCAACCAGGCCATGTCGGGCATGGCGGGCGGCCCGGTGATCACCGTCGTCATGGGGCCGCCCGCCGCGGGCAAGTCGACCTACGTCCGGCAGCACGCTGGCCCGATGGACGTCGCAATCGACCTCGACGAGATCGCTCGAGCGCTGATGCCCGTCCCGCCCGAGCGGACGCACGTCTACCCCGCCCACGTGCGCCACGTCGCGATCGGCGCACGCTCAACGGCGATCCATCGCGCCAAGCGGCTCCAGGTCCCGTGCGGCGTGTGGATCATCCACAGCATGCCGAGCCCGGCCGACGTGGCCGAGTACCGGATGCTCCGCTACCGCATCGTCACGATCGACCCCGGCCGCGAGATCGTGCAGGCCCGCGCTGACGCAGAGCGGCCCGAGGTCATGGCGCAGCACGTGGCCACCTGGTACGACCTCGTGGCCCCCGCCCTGGCGCAGACACCCACCCCCGGGGTCGAGACCCCACCCCCCACCCTGCAGCCCACCCCCACCCCCACCCCCACCGAACCGGAGGCAGCCGTGACCAGCACCACGAGCACAGCGGGCGGGTGGTGGTGATGCCTGCTCGCATCGAGACCACGGACGTTCGAGCGTTCGACGGCGACGACTACACCGTCACTGCGACTCTCGTGCAGGACTCCAGGGCTGCCACCAACGCGGAGGTGCGCCTGTGGGGCTCGTGTCTCGTGCATGACCGCGTGCTCGTGTTCGGCGATCGCGCCCCGCGAATGCTCGTCGGCGGTCGCCTCGGTTTTTCTGAGCGTGGGTCCGACGACACCCAGCGATACCACCGACGTTCTCTCCCCCAACGAACCAGGAAAGAAAAAAATGGACGCCCCAACCCTTGGGTTTGACAGCCCCGAAGTGTTCGGTGGAATCGACCTGGACACGGGGAAGTACGGCGAATCACCCGAAGAAATGGCCGTAAAGCAAGCCCTCAAAGAAATCGCCGAGAAAAACCCGCTGACCGGCTCCCGGATCGCCCTCGCTCGCATGTGTATCTCGCTCGCGCAGAACATCTCGAAGGGGAACGCGAAGGGTCGCGCCGTCGCGAACGAGGTCGCCACGCTCGGGACGCTCATGGCGCAGCTGGACCCCGCGATCCCCGACGCCGACGACTCCGACCTCCCGCCCGAACTACGAAAGATCGCAGATGCCCTCGCAAGCGCCCCCCGTCCCGGTGGTCCCACGGCAAGTGACGCCGCGTAACCACGAGCGCGCCACCTACGGCGCGCATGCCGCGGCCGTCGGCGATGCACTCGGGAAACCGTTCATCCCGTGGCAGCGCCTCGCCGCGGACGTCGCTCTCGAAGTCGACGAGGCCGGCCGATTCGTCTACTCCGACGTCGTGGTCACCGTGCAGCGCCAGTGCGGGAAAACGACCCTCGACCTCGCCACGAGCACGCAGAATGCGCTCATGGGTCGCGGCCGCCGCGCCTGGTACACGGCGCAGTCCGGGCAGCACGCGACGGACAAATGGCGCGAAATGGTCGAGGACGATTGGGCGCAGTCGGTCATTTCTCCGCTCGCGCGAAAGCCGCGCCTGTCGAATGGCTCCGAGGCATTGCGGTTCTACAATGGATCGACATTCCGACCGCACCCGCCCACGGTCGATTCCCTGCACTCGAAACAGGTCGACCGGGCGTCGATCGACGAAGCGTGGGCGTTCTCGCAGACCGACGGGCAGGCGCTCGTCCAGGCGATCGCGGGTGCGGCTGGGTCGCGGTCGATGGTCACCGGACAGCGGCCGCAAGTCTGGATCGAATCGACCGAGGGGACTGTGGACTCGACGTTCCTCAACGCGGTCCTGGAGCGTGCCCGAGCGGGTGACCCGACGGTCTGCCTGATCGACTACGGGATTGGCCCGGACGTCGACCCGACCGACCTCGACGCCGTGGCTGCCGCGCACCCGGGCTACGGGTACCTGTTCGACATGCAGACCCTCGTCGACAACCTCCAGCGCCTCGGCCCTGGCGAGTTCGCCCGCGCCTACGGCAACCGCCGCACGGGCGCGACGGAACGCACCATCCCGCTCGACGCCTGGAAGCGCGCCGCGTACACCGACCCGGGCCAGCCAGACGGACCGATCGCGTTCGGCGCGGCCGTCGGGGTCGACAACGTGGACGCGACGATCGTCGTCGCCGTGCGGGTCGCGGGGGACGTGATCGTAGGCGTCGTGCCCGAGGGCCACGCGCCCGGCTCGGACTGGGTGCTCCCGAGGCTCCAGCAACTCTCGACCGAGTTCGGCGCACCCGTCGCGATCGACCGCGTTGGCCCGTCCGGCGCGCTGTTCGACGCAGCCGAGCGGGCGCAGCTGGACCTCTTGCCGCTCACCTCGTCCGCCGTCACCGCGGCCGCCTCCAACGTCCTCTCGTGGGTCACCACCGAGCCTCAGCCGAAGTTCCGCTACCGGCCGCACGCCGCCCTCGACGCGGCCGCCGAACTGGCGACCCGACGATGGATCGGCGACGGTGCGTGGACCTGGGGACGGCGCGCCTCGGTGGGGTCGATCAGCGCCCTGGAGGCTGGCACTCTCGCCGCGTGGGCCGTCGATCACCTGCCGAAGAAGGTCGGCCGCCAGCTGTTCTGAGACCGCCCCGACGAGCCCCGCCGCGCGACCGCGCGGCGGGGCTTTCGCGTGGCCGCTCACGGCCGCTCGTGGCCGCTCACAGCCGCCCACGGCCGCTCAAAGTTGGCACCCCGACCGCGCGACCCTGATCGTTTCCGCCATGCCGTCGTTCTGGTCCCGCACCGCCGCCTTGCTCAGCACGGGCGCTGCCGTCACCGAAGCGCGCTCCGCCGAGCCGAACGCCGCTGACACGATGCCCGACGAGGTTCGCCCGCCGTCCCGCTCCGAGGTCGTCGGCGTCACGCCGGATCGCGCGATGACCCTCTCGACCGTGTTCCGCGCCGTCCAGATTCACACGACCGCGATCGCGCAGCTGTCCGTCCAGATCGAGCGAGGCGGCCGCGTCGTCGCCGACACTCCGGCCCTCGTTCAGAAGCCGTGCCTGTCGATGTCCCGCTCCCGGTTCCTCGAAGAGACCGCCGCCGCGCTCTACCTGCACGGCAACGCCTACTGGCGGCGGATTCACCTGGACGGCGCGGTGGTCGAGCTGGTCCCGCTCGACCCGCGCAAGGTGCAGCCGTTCACCGACCCGAAGACCGGCCGGAAGACGTTCACCTACGACGGCCGCACCGACTGGACCACGCTCGACATTCAGCACCTGAAGTTCCTCAGCGTCCCCGGGATGACGCTTGGTCTCGGACCGATCCAGGCAGCCCGCTTCGAGATCGCCGGGGCGCTCGACGCACGCGACTACGGGTCGGGGTTCTTCCGCGAGGGCGGCGTCCCGTCCGGCGTGCTGAAGAGTGACCAGGACCTCAACGGCGACGACGCCCGCGCCTACCGCCGCATGTGGCACGGCCGCGACCCCGAAACCGGCGAACCGCTGGACCCGGAAGACAGCCGCAACGACGTGCGCGTGCTCGGGAAGGGCCTCAGCTACGACTACCTCGGGCTGAAGCCGTCCGACGTCCAGTTCCTCGAATCGCAGCAGTTCTCCACGACCCAGATCGCCCGCCTGATGGGCGTCCCCTCGTCGCTGTTCCTCGCGTCCGTGCAGGGCGGCTCGCAGACCTACGCGAACGTCGAACAGGACTGGATCGGATACGTCCGGTTCTCGCTCATGAACGTCCTCCGCGAGATGGAAGAGGCGTTCACCGAGGTCACCCCGCGCGGACAGGTCGCCCGCTTCAACATCGACGTCCTGCTGCGCACCGACACCAAGACCCGCTACGAGGCGCACGCGTCCGCGCTCGAGGCGAAGTGGAAGACCCGCGACGAGGTTCGCGACGACGAGGGGCTGGCCCCGCTCACCGACGCGCAGCGCGCCGATATCGACACCGCCGTCCCCGCCAAGCCCGCCACGACCCCGCAGGAGACCGAGAATGCCTAAGACCCGGATGCACCGCCGCGCCACGACGGCCGACACCCAGATGCACCACCGCGAGATGCTCGTCCGCGCCGTCAACACCGACGAGCGCACCGTGACCGGGATCGCCGTCCCCTGGGACTCGCCCGCCGCGATCAATGACTGGTTCGGCTCGTACACCGAACAGTTCGCCCGCGGCTCGGTCCAGGACTCGGACGACGCGCTGCTGTACTGGCGGCACACCGACCCCATCGGCCGGATCGTCTCGCACCGCGACACCGACGCCGGGTGGGAGGTCACCGCTCGCATCTCCGAGACCCCGCTGGGCGACGAGGCCTACACGCTGCTCCGCGACGGCGTGGTCCGGTCCATGTCCGTCGGCTTCTACCCCATCACGACCGAGCGCGACGACGAGACCGGCGACGTGACCCGCGTAGCCGTCCGCGTCGGCGAGGTCTCACTCGTCCCCATGCCCGCCTACGACGGTGCAACGGTCACCGACGTTCGCCACCGCCAGACCGCCCCCAATACCCCAACAGGAGACCCCGTGGACCCCGAAGAGTTCCAGCGCATGCTCGACACCGCTCTCCAGCAGGAGCGCGCCGAGACCGGCCGTCAGTTCGACGCCCTCACCGCCCGCATCGGCCAGACCCGCACCGCGACCGAGCCCGCCGACACCCGATCGGCCGGTCAGGTCCTCCAGGCCCTCGTGCGCGGCGACAGCGCCACGGTCGAGTCCTACGAGGCCCTGCTGGCCCGTGCCTACGACGGCGGCGTGCTCGCCGACGACGGCACGCTGCGCCCGGGCTGGGTCGGCGACCTCACCCGACTGATCGAGGACAACTCGATCCTGTCCAGCCTGTTCTCGACGGGCGTCCTGCCCGCCGAGGGCGAGACCATCGAGTACGGGCAGCTGAACACGAACACCACCACGGTCGACGTGCAGGAGAACGAGGGCGACGACCTGCCCTACGGCAAGGTCACCGTCAAGACCCGCAACGCCCCCGTCGTCACCGTCGGTGGGTACACGAAGCTCTCCCGTCAGTCGATCGAGCGCTCCAGCGTCAACCTGCTGGACACCAACCTCCGCGCACTCGCGATCGAGGCAGGCCGGCGGAAGAACATCATGCTCCGCAAGGGCGTTGCCGACCTCCGCGCCAAGCAGGTCGAGGCCGACACCCTCAACAACCGGACCACCGTCACGATCGTCGACCAGACGAAGTACACCGGCTGGGTCGGCGGCATCATCGACGCGGCCGGGATCTACGAAGACCAGGGCCTCAGCCTCGACGCGCTGCTGGTCGACAAGGACACCTTCAAGGGCCTGGCGAACATGACCGACACGGCGGGCCGACCGCTGATGGTCGTCTACGGCGAGGGCGTCAACGCGATCGGCGTCGTCACCGCCGCCGCGCTCGGTGGGAACCTCGCGGGCGTCATCGTCCGCGTCGACCCGAAGCAGGCTGCCGGTACCCCCGAGTTCGTCAACAAGCTCGCCCTGCGCGCCTACAACAGCCCGATCGTGCGCCTGACGGACTCGAACATCGTCAACCTGACCGAGGCGTACTCGGTGTACTTCTACTCGGCTCTCGCCGACGAGGTGCCCGGTGGCCTGGTCCCCGTCGTGAAGGCCAACCCGGCCGCGGCTGGCGCGTGATCGCATGACCGACGCAACCCCGGCCGAGCCCGCCGCCGACCCGCAGCACGTCACCCTCGCCGAGTACGTCCAGGCGGTCAGCGACGTGGACAAGCGGCTCGCAGCGGACTCGGCCGAGGAAGCGGAGGCGCTCGTAGACCAGCGGATCGGCAAGACCGCCACCGAGCGCCGGACGGTCCCCGCCGCCGTGCGGCGCCGGGCGATCCTGGAGGTCGGCTCCGACCTGTACTACCGCAAGTCGTCCCGCTCGGGTGTCGCCGGATTCGAGTCGGCCGACGTGCAGCCGATCCGGCTCGCCCGGGACCCGATGCTCACCGCCGCCGCGATCCTCCGGCCTTATCTCCGGGGGCTCGCGTGACCGGCCCTCGCCTCGAGCGGGCGGCCGAGATCGCCGCCGCGATTCGCGCCGCCCTGCCCGACGATCTCGCCGACGTCCTCGTCACGTTCGACGGCACCCAGGTTCCCCAGGGCGCTCCGGACGGCGCGGTGATCGTCCTCCCGCCCCGCCTGACCTTCCCGACCTACACCCAGACCGAGACCACGTGGGAGGTCTGCGTCACCGCAGGCCCGTTCAACAACCACATGGTCGCGTGGGATCGCATCGACCAGATCATGGCCGCGATCGCGCCCGTCCTCGACTTCACCGAGGCCGAGCCCAGCGCATTCCAGCCCACGGCCGGGCAAGCCCTGTCCGCCTACGTCCTCACCTACACCGACCCCGAATAGGAGACCACCCCATGGTCGCAACCGCCCACGTGCTCGGCCCGGGCTCGCTGAAGCTCGGCGAGACCGCCAGCCAGCGCGAGATCGCCGCGCAGCTGACGAAATTCAGCCTGGAACCGAAGTCCGACTTCGAGGACGACGTGCCGGTCCTGTCCGGCGAGACCGTCGCCGGTGACGCCTCGACCGATTGGACGATCAAGGGCACCGCCAACCAGGATTTCGACCGCCAGTCGGTCGAGATGTACTGCTACCAGCACCGCCTCCAGGACGTGCCGTTCCTCTTCACCCCGTCGAACGATCACGACGTGTCGTGGTCCGGCGTCTGCACGGTCGTCCCGCTCACCGTCGGCGGCGACGTCAAGAAGAAGAACACGTCCGATTTCGAGTTCCGCGTCATCGGCGAGCCGATCCCCGTCGACTCCACCGGGACGCCGATCGAGCTGACCTGACATGGCCGAGACCGTCGTCCAGATCGACGGCGGGCGGAAGCTCCGCGCGACGCTGAAAGCCGCTGGCGACGATCTCACCGACCTCAAAGCCGCCCACCGCGAGGCGGCCGAGATCGCCGCCCGCGCCTCGGCTGCCCTCGCCCCCGTCGGACCCACCGGCCGCCTACAGCGCACCATCCGGGCGTCCGGCACGAAGACCGCGGGCGTGATCCGCGCAGGCACCGCCCGCGTCCCGTACGCCCCCGTCATCCACTGGGGCTGGCCAAAGCGTCACATCAAGGCGCAGCCGTTCCTCTCCGACGGTGCACGCGACTCCGAGGGTCGCTGGCTGCCCGTCTACATCAACCACCTCGACACCATCGTCAAACGAATCGAAGGAACCTGACATGTCCAACGCACGAGCCCTCGTCGTCACCCCCGCGACCGGCGACCCGTTCGAGGTCACCCCGAACATCGGCGACACCCTCGCGTTCGAGACCACGCTGCGCAAGAACAAGGCCTGGGGAACCATCTCGGAAAATGCGATGCGTCTCCAGTTCTTCCGCGCCTGGAACGCCGCCCGACGCGAGGGCAAGACCGACCTCACCTGGGACGAGTGGTCCAGCGGCCCGAAGGCCGTCGTGGACGTGTCGTTCAAGTCCCTGGACGCCGTGGAGGCCGCTGACGCCGCTGATCACCTGGGGGAAGACACCCCCGAGGGTCAGCACACGAGCTTCTAGTAGCGCTCGCCCTCGAAACCGGGATTCCCGCGTCCGTCTGGGCGCGGGAAGACCCGGACGATATCGCCACCGCCGTCGCCATGCTCGAAGAACGAAACGAGGCCCGCTCCAATGGCTAACAAGACCGCCATTCTCGCCGTCAAAATCCTCGGCGACGCCGCTGGCGCGCAGAAGTCCGCCCGCGAGGCGGAGAAGGCCGTCGACGGTCTCGAAGAGCACGTACAGAAGGCCAAGGACGGACTCAACGTCGCGGGCGCTGCCGCGGGGGTCGCCCTCGCGGCAGGCGTCGTCGGCGCGGTCGAGAACGCCCAGGTGGGAAACAAGCTCGCCGGGCAGCTGGCACTCGACCCGCAAGAGTCCGCCCGGCTCGGGAAGATCAACGGCGACCTGTTCGCCGACGCCTACGGAGACAGCCTCGAACAGGTCGCCGAAGCATCCCGTCAGGTGATCGGCAACATCGACGGGATGCGCGACGCGAACGACGCGACCATGCGCGATATCACCGCCAAGGTGCTCGACGTGTCGACCACGTTCGATCAGGACCTCGGCGGCGTCACGACCGCCGTCGGGCAGCTGATGCGGACCGGTATGGCCCCGGACGCGCAGGCCGCGCTCGACATCATCACGTCCGGCCTCCAGGGCAACGCCCGCGCCAGTGAGGACCTGATCGACACCTTCACCGAGTACCCCGCGCTCTTCCAGCGGCTCGGCCTCGACGGGCAGACCGCCGTCGGCCTGATCGATCAGGGCCTCGCCGCGGGGGCCCGAAACACCGACCTCGTGGCCGACGCGCTGAAAGAGTTCCAGATCCGCGCCACCGACGGGTCGGCGACCTCGGCGGCCGGATTCGAGGCGCTGGGCCTCAACGCGCAGCAGGCCACCGCGCAGATCGCGGCGGGCGGAGACTCCGCGTCAGCGGGGCTCCAGGACGTGCTCGATCGACTGCGCGGCATCGAGGACCCCGTGCAGCGCAACGCTGCCGCCGTCGCCCTGTTCGGCACTCAAGCCGAAGACCTCGGGGACGCCCTGTTCGCCCTCGACCCCTCGTCCGCTGTGCAGGCGCTCGGCGACGTCGAGGGGGCCGCGAAGCGCCTCGACGACACCGTGGGCCAGGACCAGGGGTTCGAGAAGCTGAAGCGGACCGTCACAACGACGTTCACCGACATTGGCGCGGCAGCACTGCCCGTGCTCGAACCAGTGTTGACGCTGCTCCAGCAGTGGGCGCCCGTCCTCGGGCCGCTCGCCCTCGTCGTCGCCGCCGTCGCCGGGGCGGTCACTCTCTACTCAGGCGCAATGAAGGTGTTTGCCGCGGTGCAGGCGATCCAGACCGCCGCGCAGTGGGCCTCGAACGCCGCGTGGCTCGCCAACCCCATCACATGGATCGTCCTCGGGATCATCGTCGTCCTGGCGGCCGTCGTCACCGCGATCGTCCTCGTCGTCACGCACTGGGACAACTTCCGCAAGAACGGTGCCGCCGCGGTCGAGTGGGTCGGTCAGAAGGTCGAGGGCTTCAAGAACGGCATCATCGACGCGTGGAACTGGGTATCGACCCTCGTGTCCGCCCTGTACGAGATCGCCACCTTCAACTTCGGCTCCGGGTTCGACAAGCTCTCCAGCCTGTTCGGCGGGGGAGCGTCTGCCCGCACCGTCGAGATCGCCGCCGCCGACACCCGCAGCGTCTCCCGAATGGCCACGTTCGCGCGGGCAGCCACCGTGGCCGCTGCTCCCGCGCCCACCGTGTCTGGCGGGTGGAGCGCCCTCGCCGGGACCGCGGGCACGTCCGACGTCGCCCGCGGCGGTGACACGTACAACATCGACGTGTCCGCGGGCGTCGGAGACCCCGTGGAGATCGGCCGTACCGTCGTGAAGGCCATCAAGACGTACCGGACCACCACCGGCCAGCTGAAGCCGGGGGAGGCGTTCACATGGTGATGGGTGCCCGGGTCACGATCGACGGGACTGAAGTCGCGTCCACCTGGAACGGCGCGGACGCCGTGGCCCTCGACGGTCTCCGCATCACCTGGGGCCGCGGCGACCCCTACGACGAGACGGAACCGGGCACGCTGTCCGCATCGATCATCGATCCGACCGGCCGGTGGTCGAGCGATCAGACGCTCGCCGGCCGAACGATCGAGGTCGCTCGCACCAGCGGCACGGCGGCCGTCGTCATGTTCCGCGGCAAGATCACCCGCGCCGCGCTCACGAGGCGCAAGGTCAGCAACCCCGCCACCGGCTCCCGAGAGCCCGTGTGGATCGTCAGCCTGTCGGCCGGTGACACCCTCGCCACCGCTGCCGCCACGATCCTCTCGGGCGAGATGGGCGATGGCTCCGTGGAAGGTCTCGGCGGCTGGGGCGAACAGGCTCCCGGCACTCGACTGTCCAACGCGATGGCCCGCGGCGGCAGCGCCGTGTTCACCGACCGCGATCCGATCATCTACGACGTGCTTGGCAACGGCACGGTCCACCGCTGGATGCACGGCACCCCCGCGTCGGAACAATGGACGCTGCTCGATCTGCTCGCGCAGGCCTACAAGTTGAGCCCGCTCGGCGTCGTCGGCTACGACCCTGATACCGGGGTCGCCAAGCTCTGCAACTTCGCCGCCGCGTCGAACATCGTCCTCGTCTACACCAACCAGACCGTGACGTTGCAGCTGCCGTCCGGCCGCGTCATCGACGCAGCGAAGGTCGCGCTGCCGGATGACTCCACGGTCGAGACCACGGCGGCGGAAGCGATCGACACGGTGCAGCTGTCGTACTACTGGTACGGCAAGGACCCGAACGTGTCGGGCGGCACCGCGAAGCGCGTCACCTACACCAATCCGTTCATTCAGCGGACCACCGCCCGCGGTCTCGCGTCCGGCACGAACCGGGTCCTGAAGGTCGACACGTGGGCCATGTACCTCGACCCGAGCGAGTACGCGGCGGGCGCGGTCGACTCACGCAACCGGTTCATCGGCTGGCTGGCGGACCAGGTGACGAGCATTGTCAACAGCCTCAACGGGCAGCTGCGCATGCCGACCGTGCGGTTCGACGACAAGCGCCTCCCGTTGGACGCCGCCGCCACCGACGCGATCTACCGCCCGTTGCAGTCCACCACCCCGCTCTACTTCGCCGGGTCGATGTTCAACGTGCTCGAGAACGCGGGACCGCAGTACCAGATCATCGGCGGCACCCTCACCTACAACCGCGGCTGGACGCACGACGTGAACGTGTGCGCCGCTCGCTCGCTCACAACCCCGGACCTCACGATCGCGCAGCTGTTCGGCACCACCACGCCCGCGCAGCTCGGTCAGTTCGATGCCTCGATCCGTCTCGGCGATCTCGCCACCGTCACCCAAGGACTCTGACCATGACCCGATACACCCCGCTCTACGGCCTGCCTGCGCTGGAGCCGTCCACCCCGGTACGCAACATCGCCGACGTCGACTGGCAGAACGCGCAGCGGATCGAACAGATTCTCGCGAACGAGGGACGGCCGCCCCTCGCCTCGGAGCTCGTAGACCTCATCAAGCGGCTCAACGCGCTCGAAACCGCACCCAAGGGGCGCGCGCAGCAGGGCGGCGTCGTGACCGCCACCGGCAACGTGGCCGCGCAGTCCTACGGCCCGAACTTCGACGTGAAGTTCACTGCTGGCCTGTTCACCAAGCCGCCGCTGTTCTTCTGCTCCGCAGGCCACTCCCGCATCACGGCTGCGTTCAATATGGCCTCCCTCACGAAGGACGGCGTGCAGATCAACACCGGCAACTGGTCGCCCGCCGTCGCCAGCAACGTGTCCGTGTCCTGGTTCGCCGTCGCGGCCGACTGACGTCGATGATCCTCGCGTCACAGACGATGCCCAACCCGGCCGAAGTGTCAAACGACCACTTCGTCGCGATCATCTCCGGGCTCGTCGCGGTGTTCGTCGCCCTGTGCGGCCTCGGGGGCATCGTCCTGCCGCTGCTGATCAAGGCCCGCAACGAGGCCCGCGCCGCGAACGAGCAGGTGTCGAACAACCACGTCCGCCCAGACGGGACACCGATCAACCTTCGGGAAGAGCAAGACGAGCGCCACGAGGCCAACTCGACCGTGCTGACCGAGATTCGCAAGGACGTGAAGTCCGTCCTCGAAACGCTCGCCGTCCACGGCTACCGCCTCGACCGCCACCACGACGACATCGAACGAATCGAACAGACCCTCGACCGGAGGCCCGAATGACCATCACCCGCACCCGAGCGTCCGCCGCGACGTACGCCCTGTCCCTGATCGGCAAGAGCCGCGATCGGCTGCCCGTCCCGTGGACCGACTCGGCCGCAATCGACGACTGCGCGCGGTTCTGCTCGCACGTCCTCTGGGGTGGCTTCCCCATCTCGTGGGTCGACAACTTCAAGACTGCGGGTGACGGGTCCTACGCGGCCGGATCAGGCGACCTCCAGCCGTGGGACGTGCTGCTGTTCGACTGGGAGCACAACGGCGTCGGGAACCACGTCGAGTTCTTCGTCAGCCACGACGCCGACCCCCGCTACGTGCGCACCTTCGGCGCGAACGGCTCCGACACGAAAGCCGCCGCGTACCGCCGCCGCCCGGTGTCGTACATCCTCGGCCGGTTCCGCCCCCGCTGGGCCGCCGACCCCGCCCCTGACCTGCCCCAGAAGACCCCCATCACCACGAACAGGAGACACCCCGTGGAGCACATCATCCAGGCCCCGTACCGCAAGGGCGGCCCCAAGTACTCCGTGCTGATCGAGCCGGGCACCGCCACCCTGCTCGACACCGAGCGGTTCAACTACTGGCGCGGCCTCAAGGACGGCAACGGCCAGCCGCTGTACCCGGTCGTGCAGGGCAACGAGCGCTCGCTCGCCCTCGCGATCGAGCACCGCAAGCGGGTCACCAACGGAATCAAGCTCCGCTGATGGGCGCCCACAAGAAGACCACGGAGCCGATCTGGTTCCCGTGGCAGCGCGTCATCCGTACGGCCGGTCAGGTGCTGGTCGCGACGTCGATCGTCCTCACGGCAGTTGCCGTCGTCGCCCCGCAGGTGCTCGACGCGGTCGCTGACGTCCTGCCCGGCCCGTGGGTCGCGTGGCTGACCGGCGCGATCGCGTTTGTCGCGGCCCTCGCGGCGGCTCTCGCGCGCGTCATGGCGCTCCCGGTGGTCAACACCTGGCTCACCGCCCTCGGTGCCGGGAGCGTGCCCGCCAGCGGGCACAGCGCAGGCACCGAGCCCGCGCCGGCCGAGTCCACTACCGCGGGCTACCCCGCAGCGAACAAGACCGAGCCCGCCGACGCCCTCGGGTGAGCGGAACGACGACGGGGCCGGGTGCAGATGCACCCGGCCCCGTTCTCGTGCGCTCAGCGCGCTCGTGCGGCCTGACGGTCCTTGTGGTGCTCGCGCACGACCGCGCTCACCGCGAGCCACAGCAACAGCGACACGAACCACCAGAACGACACGAGGGCGGCCGCGCCCGCGAGCACGCCCGCGAGCGGCAGGAGGTCGATCGCCTCCGGACCCTTGCCCGCGATCACCCCCGCGGACGCCCACAGCCCGATCGCCGCCAGCAGAGACACAATCCACACGACCATGAGGCCGTCACGCCACCCGTTGTTCACGAGGACGAGAGTAGCGCTCACGATGCAATCGCCTCGATCGTCCGCCGACGGGCGCTGTCGTCCGTCGCGACGTAGATGCGGGTCGTGGCGGGCGACGCGTGCCCGAGAAGGTCCTGCACGACGGCGAGGTCCCGATTCACCCGATGCGCCCGCGCTGCGAATCGGTGGCGCAGCGAGTGGATCGTCCAGTCCCCGTCGAGAAGCCGCGTGATCAGCTTCCCGACCCACCGCGGCGACAGGTGGCCGTCCTCGTCGCCGGGAAACAGGTACCCGTGCGGCTGTGACCGCAGCACGGCGGCGAAACCGGACGTGAGGGGCACGGGACGCCGCTTACCGCCCTTGCCGTGCACGATCAGTGTCCACCCCAGCATGTCCTCGTACACGTCATCCGTGTGCGCGACGGCGATCTCGCCGCGCCGCATCCCGCAGTCGGCCGCCAGGCGCAGCATCAGCCGCTCGCGGTCGTCAGCGCGCCGCATGGCGGTGTGGAACACCGTGTCCGGCGTCGGGTGCGGCATCGGCGGCGCGGGCTTCACGCGGGGCAGGGACAATGCGGCGTTGGTCGATGCCAGGCCGGTCTCGACGCCGTAGAGCCAGAACGCTCGGAACGTCGTGCGGCGGCCGCGGCGAGTCTCGCGCGCCCAGGTCTGCGTCCCGGCCCACTCGACCAGCTGTCGGCCGGTCGTGGTCCACGGGTCGTCGGTGCCGATGCGCCTGGCCATGTGCTCGAGGTGTTGACGGCGGGTGTAGATGGTCGTTTCTGGGAGGCCCGCAGCACGCTGCGAGCCGAGGAAACCGGCGATTGCGGCCCCCCATGCTGTGTCGATGTTCACACCCCTACTCAC